CAACATAGTGCAAAGGTCTGTAGGGCAGTTCGCACTCAAAGCTGTATTCCTTTAGCTCCATGTGGGTGGGGATGGCAATTTGGCCAAGTTTCAATATTTCGTATTTCTGGTTCGCTTGGACGCTGGTTGTTTCTATCTGTTCGGGATTGACCGGAAGCCTATATGTGACCCCGTTCTTGTCGAAAAATACTGCGTAACTCATGCATATACCCCCTCTGCGGCCATAGCGATTTCTTCCTGGAGTATCTTTCTTATTCTCTTAGCCACCTTATCAGCGTCAGCTGTTTCATGTACATCTCCGAATTGTACTGTTATATTAGGCGCCAGGGTAGCAGTTGTAAATTTGTTGATGTAATCTCTTTCAGCGATGTCACGCAGGTATTTTAGGTCCTCGTCTGACATCTCTACTTCAAGTTTCCCGTTATTACCGGTGCCCTCAATGGTTCCGGGATCGAACGGCGTGAATTCTGGCAGATGTGACTCTGCTGCCTTTTCTGCTTTAGCTTTAGACTCAGCTTGAGCATTAGCGATTTCAAGCTGTCTTTCAGCGGTAGCTGCTAAAGCATCAGCTTTCATTTGTTCGAGCTTTTGATCTCGTTCAGCCATGCCAGCTTCTATATCAGCGATATATTTTTCCAGTTCTTCATTTCTTGCTTTCTTAGCGGCTTCATTTTCAAGCTGGGCCGTAGTGCCGAAGGTTACATGTTCTATTGTGTCGATAGACACGCCCGGGATCTTGTTAAGGACATTAATAAAGCCATTAATGATGTCGATGGCACCGTTTACAAGGTTCTGGAGCAGCGTAAGGACATTTGCCTTCATATCTCCCATAAAGTTAGCGATGTTGACAGACACCCTTGCGAAGCAAATCTGCAGCTTATTGAACAGGTCCATTACCCAGTACACACCTGTGAAGAATCCTATTTTAACCCAATCCCAAGCAGTCAGAATTGCATCCATCGCAATCAACCAGGCTATTTTAAGGCCGCCTACTGATTGCACCCATTTATAGATTAGGGCTATAACGATGCCTATAGCAATTGCAATATAGAATAACGGGTTTTTTAATAAGGTAGCAAAAAATGCTTCGGCTGCCCCTTCTGCTATCCAGGTTGCAAATGCAAAAAAGCCAACAGCTGCTGCAGCGCCATAGAAAACAGGTTCTATAATACTCCAATTATCAGCTATCAATTGAGCACCTTTTGCTATTACCTGAATAAGCGGCAGGAAGATTTCTAACAAACTATTTTGTATGATGGCCCAGGCTTGCCCGAATGTCATCGGCATATTCCTGAATTGCTCATCAACTTTATCCGCCATCTTAAATATTGCATTTTTTACAATATCAGCTGTAATCATCCCCTCGGCTGCCAGATCTCTTATTTTGCCGATGTCAACATCCATATAATCCGCAATAGCTTGTATTATATTTGGTGCAGCTTCAAACACGGCATTCAATTCTTCACCACGGAGTACTCCACTACCTAAAGCCTGCGTGAGCTGCAGGCTGGCCGACCTTATTTCCTCTTGGCTTGCCCCAGCTATTACAAACATCTTGTTGAGAGTTTCAGCGAACGCTATTACTTCCTTATTAGAATTATTAAATGCTTTTCCTGCTCTCATGCTCAGTTTAGCTACAACGTCGGCCATAGTAGTGTATGAGGCTCTTGAGCGGTTAGCTGCTGCCATTATCATATCTTGTAATTCTTCCGTAGTTTGCAAACCGTCATTAATAAGGTCAAGCCTTGCCGTTGTTTGAGACATTTCATCGGATAAATCTATAATTTTCTTTACTGTTGCTATGCCTATAAGACCTTTAACAAGTCTTTCGATCCCGGAGCTCGCCCTTGATGATGCCATTTCTGTATTTTTCAGTTGCTGATTGAACTTGTCTGTTGACTTGCTGGCTTTTTCGATCTTATCAGTTGCGACATCCGTTTTTTGAGCAATCTCATCAATCGTTTTCGTATATCCATCGATTAGCTTAAATATTGCTTTGAGGCTTGCCACTATCTTCGCCTCCTTCCCCGGCCAGTTTTGAGCCTGTTAGCTTCTCTCTTCTCCTGCTCAATTCTCACTTGGATACTTGCATAAATAAATGCCTTCTCCCTATCGCTCATTTCTGCCAGGGTAGAAGGCAAAATATGAAGTTTTTGCAGGGCGAAGTGAGCCAGGTTAAACTCTGCATCGCCCTGCTTTATCCGTTTTTTGCGTCTTCAATGAGGTCGTTTATATCCTCATCCAATCCAGACAGTTCAGTAACTGCCTGCGATAGCTTGGCATATTCGCCAATGGTAAGCATTGCATTAAGGAGCTCGGCTTCTCCAAGCACTCCATATGCCTTCTGCAGTTCAGCACTTTTCAGATCCGGGTAAACTACAGCTGCTGCTACTAAGGCATGCGAATATGCTGTCCTGTCCAGCACCTCTTGGCCAGTCTTCTTGTCTTTCTTGGTATACTTTCTGAGCAACTGTTCATTTTCTTTTTCGGAAATAGGCTTGATTATAAATGGTACGGGCTTACCGTCTTCCTGAAATCTGTTAGAAACAATCACTTCCTTATTCTCAACCCGAACAGGATTTAGAAAAGCCTTCAACGAACTCATACATTTCCCCTCCTAAAATTAATTTGATAAAGGGTAGGTGACACCCCTACCCCTTATCTGTAATTCTCCGGCAGATTGAAGCTTTCGAGGATCTCGATATCGTCAAATGTAAAGTCAGTATCAAAGGTTATCGGGTCATCAGACTGGTCGTCCAGTGTCGCCACCGGAATGGTTGCCAGGATCACGTTCAGCAGCACAACTTCCTGCCTGCCTACGGTGCTCTGCGGGTCCTCGTTCTTTACTTGTAATTTCAAGCCCCGATAATTACCGGTCCGTAGATACTGAATGGCCTGGTTCAGCATCTCACTGTTCATAAAGTACATGGTCATGGATCCTGTACCTGCTGCCCCGACAACCTTGTGCTGGGTCATCCTGTGACCAAGCATCCTTCTTTCCTGCACAGTCAAATCTAACTGGGCAGTCAGGGCCGATATTTCAAACAGTTCTCTATTCTGCCCGTCTATGGTGATATATGCTTTCCCTTCACGGGCGGAAATAGTATCCGGAAGCCTTGTGTAGTTCTCAGCCACTCTCTATCCCTCCCTTACGACAAGTTCACGGTAATATAGATTTTCTCAACGCTGTCCACTGGCTGGATGTAGCAATCAATTACTACTGCATCTTTATCTACCCCCGGTGATACAGTTACATCTTCAGGGACAAAGTTTTGGATAGCGTTCAGTCGCTGCAGTTCGTTGAAATACTCAATCAGGGTAGCCCGCAACAGGGACCGGCCATCAGGGTTGTTATCAACCTTGCCGACATAATTACTTTCAAAAATAGTAGTGATGTCATTATTAATACCATCAATGGTGCGGATTACTCTGTTCTTTGTAAACTGTTTGCCTTTCTCCGGGGTGTCAGTGGTAAGTGAATTGATGTCATAAACCACCGTGACGTTCTGAGCGCTGTCCACCTTGAAGATGAATTTCCCACCATCAATGGCAGTCTCCATCTCTGACTTTGTCATTCTCGGCACAACATCAACGGCACCGACATATTTTCGGCCCGTGTTGGACTGGTTGATGTTCGCCCCGGCAGTTATACCCGCCACCCATGCGGTTGTTTGAGCTGGCGTTAATACTGTTCCGTCTACGAGTTTCACGCCCTGGGTAACATTGATTATTGCTTCACTATCCGCATTATGATTGGCCAGCACAGCCTGGATTTTTACCCCTTCAGCATTGCGCATAGCCTCAACCCAAGTCTGGATAGATGATTTTATTGTGACAGAGCCTTCGTCATCATACGGATAGCAGAGCACATTGAAGTTTTCTGTCTTAAGAGCCTGCAGTGCGGCTGTTACATCGGCCGCTGTATGGCCTGTATTACCCAGGTTATACACAAGTACCGTTTGCGCACCCTTCAGTGCTTCACTTGCCAGCAATTTGTCTCCCGTAGTAACTCCTGCCGGCCACTGGCTCTGGTCCAAGGCCGTAATTCGGTAAATATCTCCCTTATTGCCTTTGCTAACCTCCTGCAGCAAAGCAACAATGCCCCTGTCACCAACTGTAATTGACAACGGGGCATTGGTCAGAAAGTTAATATAGGCGCCAGGGAGTATCTTGTTTTGGGAAGTCCAAGTTCCGCCCATTTTTCACACTCCTTTACAAATTTGTGTTCGTGGTTTGGGTTTGCATTTTAGTAAACTCCTCTATTTTTAGTTCCGAATACCTCACATCAAATGTAATATGCAAAACGTTATCCACAATGGTTGCCTGCAGATTCTGAGCCCGGAAGGTTCCCACCAGTTCAAAAGCCCGTAGAAGGTTCACTTGTACCGCCTGGCAGTCGGACTTGACCTCGTTTTTCCCCTTGTCGCTGAAATAGGCCACATCAAAGGAAACGGTACTGTTGTATTTGTTGGCGATCCTCTTGCCATAGCTTTGTTCAATCACGGTTACCAGGAAAGAAGGCGTTTTGAAGTTTTGAGGGATGTCTTCATCGTAGATAGTAGCTGAAGGATATTGTTCATGGATTTTCTGAGCAATAGCCTGCTTGATTTTATTTATCATGCTTTCGGTTCACCCTCTCCACTTCTTTCCTGAATTCCTCAACAAGCTGCTTTTCAACTTTGCTAACGGCTTTTTCCAGTATAAACTTGCCTGGTACCCAACCAACCGTTTCCCCGCTTCGGCTCACAATTCTGTGGCCGTAGTTCACATAGCTTGAATAATCTGCTGTATTGATGAGTGATTTTTCAGCTCCGCTTGCTGTTTTCTTGGTTGGAGTGGCCGCCCAGCTTCGCCGCATGAAACCTGTAACTACCGGCGTATTTCTTTTGGCATCAGCAAGGCCTATATTTACTGCTTTATTTAATACTCTCTGGTCAATCTCTGATATGTCATTCATCATAGCCTTGAGTTCTTTTCTGTATTTGTCGATTAAGGCCTTATTTCTGCGGTAATTGCTGCTCATGCCGTATCCACTCGTTTCACAGAAAACTCCTGGTGGGTACTGTACGGAAAGCACTCGCCTACCGTCAGGGTTACCTGCTTGCCGTTCTGCTGAGTTACGACCACCTCATCACCTTCTTGAAGGTCCACATCTGGACCACAAAACAAGGTATGAGAGGTTACCAGCGCAGGTACACTGTCGTCTCCAATGTCCACCAACCTGCCTTTGCTGTAGTGACACCTGACGTTTTCGTGGATCTTTTCCTTTTTCTGTTTTGTGAAGCCGCCCTCTACAACCTCAACCCAGCGGTATATATCCATTCGGTCTTTCCATAGCCTCTGCAATACGCTCATCGCCGCAACCTCCGGTATCTGGCCAGAATCATTTTGTCTTGATCAGAAAGGCCGTAAATGGTTTCCCTGGACACTTCGTCTGTATTGTAAGTAATTGATGTATCACCCTCTTTGATGCTATTAACGTCAAACACCGCATTTGCTCCGTTTTCGGCTTCATAGTCAAGGATGGTTTTAACTTTTTGGCGTATGAAAGGCTCCAGTTCTGCCGGCAGCTCTTTGAGGTTGCAGTAACTCAAACATTTGCGGATAACGTCTTTAATAAGCAGGTCTTTGCTGAAGTCCTCGTTTTTGAGATTCTGCTTAACAATCTCAAGCATCTCCTCGATGGGCATACTATCACCCCTCTTTCAGGGCTTCAAGTAACTCTTGCTTTTTCATCTTGTTGTAACCATCGATGCCTTTTTCCTTGGCCAGTGCTTTTAGTTCATTGTGGGTCAGGGCTTCCAGTGCCTTTGTTTCGTTAGTGGCTTCCTGCTTTATAGCTTCTCTTTCCGCCTGCTCCCTTCGCATACGGTTAAATCCAGTTATATCAATCGCCATATTCATCACCTCAAAAATAGAGAGGCCCGAAGGCCCCTCGTTTTCAATTATCAACCGGCTGGTGGGTTTGCCTTCACCTTAACCAGGAAGTGGTCTTTCTTCTCAACGGTGTAGCCCATGATGCCGACGTCGCTGTCATCCACTGTGACCTTGGATGAATGGTTCCAATTCTGCAGGCGGTTCTTTGAGGTTGCAATAACTCAAGCATTCCTGAATAACGTCGGTTATTAGAAGATCCCGGCTGTCATCTTCAATCTGTAGTTGT